TTACCATTAGAGGTAAGACGATCCGCGGTAGCGCCTGGGCCATGCTTCGGAAGGAGTGTACCGTAATGGATATCGCTATCCATTTTGGAAAACACACTTCCAAAAAGCAAGTTTGACATTCGTTCGAATTCACAAAGATCTCTTTCTGTGATATTCGAGTCAAACTCACGGACTTCTCGCTCACACTTGACGAAATCAGACATTGCTTCCTTTATCCTTGTATCACTACAAGGATGAAGGATCTTCCCAAAAGACAGTGTTAACTGCCTAATGGCGAAGATTGCATCAATGTCTGGATCATCAAGCAACACGCCAGATACAGGGTCGAATACGCGACCGAAGAAACCCTGAAGAAATTCAGGGAGACTTCTCCCTCGTCTATAGTAAAACGAGGGATGGAATGTCGCGTGACCAAGGTCAAGCCACTTTTGGGTAGCTTTTCCAAGGTCAGGCAGGGTTATCGTAAGAAACGATAACCCCTCGCATTCGACTCTCCTCTTGACCGTTTTAATGTCAAGAGTGGCGCTGGTGCAGCAGGTAATGGCCAGATCTTCGGCCATTACCGTCCAGAGTGACGTAAGGCTTTTCATAGACCCTCCTTAAATAGAGGTAATCTATCCATAGCCTAACGGATCTCCCCTTTCCTAGTAAGCGCGATAATTCACGTTTACTCACCTCCAATAAATCGGGGGCGGTTACAATGGAAAGGAACCACGAGATGCCTTGGAAACCAAGACAAGAGAGGGCGGCATGTGAATTAAAAGTATTTGACAATGTCAAATACTTGATTCACGAGCACCACAAGGGCTTGACCTAAGCTAAAGAGAGCAAGAATGAGAACCTTACGGCTCTTAATCTTGCCTCTAGGCTTAGTTAGGCCTTCTTCTTTTGGAAGACGTGATGCAGCCGCGAGCGCTTCTTGGTATACAGACCCCGTACGGAGAGTATTTTCGTTAGAATACTTCTCCATCGTGAGATGTACACCAAGACCTCTACGATTCACCGCCAAGCAACTTGGTGATGATCGCATCCGAGCTTGCAGTGAACCAGGTTTTAAAACCCTGGTAAATCTGCAAGAGCTCCGTCGCCGTGTATCCAGCAGCGGGAGCGTCAAAGACTAGGTAGCAAGAGCTACCAATCTTGACGTTCGTCGCAGGGATAAACGGGTCGGGAGTGATCTTGGAATGGTCGATCCTGAGCAGATGCCGATTACGCTTCGCATAAGTATGCGAAGCCTTCACGACAATCAGCCCATCTGACGTTTGGTACTGTGTGTCATCACCTTCTACCGAAACCTTCGGTAGGGTGTAACCCACAGAATTAATCGTCAGTGCGATTGGATCGGTAAATGCCATTAGGCATCACTCCTAGGACTAGGTGTTTTACACCTAGCCCATGTGGCTAGGCGTGGGACAACCATCTCAGTTACGTCCGGGTCAAACCCAGAGCAACAGTGATGGCGAGTTGGCGTGGAGTGAAACCACTCCAATCCAGCCCGAAACCAAATGGTGAGGCCTTCCTGCGCCTCTTCGTCTCGTAGAAGAGGGTAACAGGAGAGACCACGACGCCACCGATAGGTTTATACTTACCGGTACCGGCGTAATAGTAGGTACGTGATGAAACATAATGTTCCATCACGTAACCATACTTAATCACCAACCCATCGACTATCATGTCAGATATATTGGAAACACAATCTCCAATATTTGACACCCAGTCGAGGGCCCACGTCCAAGGTGTAGCATTCCAAACGACCTCTGGCGTAAGCTCGATCCCGAGTAAGGGACCGGCTTTAGCCGCCGCATCCACCAAGCCATAATGGCTTCCCCAACCAAGGGGTAAGTGGTATGTGAAAGCACCAGAAAACCACGTACGTTTGTACGTGCGGTCGCATTGGAGCACCGTACCCTGGGGCTGAGACGAATCGACGATACAGGTATTATCTGTGTCACTTCTAACGAAGTAAGGCGCAGATGACTGTACAATCGACCACGTTTCAGAAGTCTCGATAGGAAGTTCCATTCTCCGTCTTACCAACTTGCCCGAGTTACGCTCATAAGATGCTAAAATCTCAGGAGCGTTAGCGGCAGCGTAACTTGCGTCACGTATGTCGCTGGCAAGAGGTACCCAACCAAACTCCTTGTTAAGATATTCCGAACCTGCAGCTCTTGCAAGGTTCGTTCTGTCTTTCCAAGCAGAGACCCCAGCTAATTTCGGGAGTCCCTGTGATCTAGCTTCTGCTAGATCAACAGCTAGGTTGGCGACGTTATTCGTTGGCTTAACTGCGGCAATAAGGCTAGCGCCCTTAACATCTAGGTTAGTCAACCCAGAATGTGAGGGCATTTGCCATGTCGCAGGGTCCAACGGATAAACGGCACCACGATAATCGTAGTGTCTCATGATGCTTGGAAAAGTGGGATCAACTTTATCACCCCAGATCGCCGTCGGCGAATGTTCGCAGACGGTTCCCTGACGTGTTAGGTTGAAATCACCTCCAATGTCACCATGAAACTCAAAGTGTTTAGACACTTTGAGTTGCGAGGAATGGTTCTCGTCAAGTGTTTTCACTTGACCCCTAGGAAGTAATCCATTTCGGGTGATTTTGTGCTTGTAAGTATTACTTACAACCACGCGATCACCTTGAGATGGAACGGTTTGCCATGAGCGTTCAACAGAGCCGGGGTCGCTATCAAAAGCGTCCCGGAATGTTGTATGACGTTCACGCATAACCGCACCTCCTAGAGCTAACGAGTTGTGGTTTGGTCATCCACTTCCGATTAGGAAGTAGATAGCTGCACCATGCCTGGAGCCCCCTAGGGGG